CCAAGAGCCGCCACTGTGCGGATCGTCTCCGCGATTGGCAGGATCGTGTACGGATGCACGCGACGCTCCTCCAGCATTTGCGCGAGCGTTGACTTACCGGAGCCTTGCGGCCCTACGAATGCGATGTTCACTTCTTGTCCTCCTCTACGCTATTTGCTAGGTAAGTTACTACCCAAGTTAGATGAGGCATCAGCGCCTCAAACTGACCGATGAGCAAGTTGTGCCTAGCACACAATACGCCTCTCACGCATTGACCACACGATCTTCTACCAGCGCAACAGGCGTGATCGTGATCGACGTGAAGGCTCCCTTGATGATCGTCCTGCGGAAACTGGCAACCTGCTGCGAGCATCTCATGCAGCACGGCCGGCGAAAGGTTGTATCTGACGGCTCTCCCCTTCACAGACTCCACGGCTTTCTGTCCAGGAGTCAAGGAAGACCACCAAGAGCGCCACTTAGCCGCCCTCTCAGCCTTTCGCTCTGCGTCGTACTGTTGCCAATACGTTTGCCTGTACGCCTTACGAGCTGCAATCTGTTCTGGCGTTCGCTTCGCCCAACGCTTACGTTGGCGCTCTGCGTCACTCATAGCCATTTAGCGCTTCACTCCAAGGATCTCGCCTAGCGGCGTGAGCCGCTGAGAGCCAGTTCTTTTAGGGGATATAGGGGTTCTATTCTCTTCTCTTTCTCTTTCTCTTTCTCTGTCCGTCAACCTACCCTCTTTTCGTGCTCGGTACCTTTCTCCACGAGCGGTCGACGAAGGGTCGACCTGGTATCGAGAATAGTTCGACACGGCAATGACACCGTCTCCAGATTCGGTCAGCAGACCACTTTTCAACAGTCCTTCCACACCCCTGTACAGGCGCGGACCAATGACCGTCTTGAGGTGCTGTCGGTTCTTGAAGACACCACCGGAGCGCAGCAGCTTCACCTCACCAATGATCGTGATGAACGCGCGGAACTGCGTGTCAGTCAGCGCCGAGATCTCCGCATCTCGATGTGCGTTTGCTACCCACTTGAACCAAACCATATGTCCTCCTTACTTCCTCAGCCGATATGTGTAGCAATACTTGCCTGCGGTCTCGGCATACACCGCCTGCTTGCTCTCCAGTGCTTCCACTAACCTCTTAGCAAATGGCTTCAGTTCGCCTTTGTACATTGTTCGAACGGCCTTATCGTGATAGCGCTTGCCCTGGTACAAGATGACCTTCGCTCCTGCTCGCTTACCTTCCAGTTGGAAGTTGCTCGCCTTGTAGATCGTTCCTGAATGGCCATATTCAGCGTCTGCATAACTGACCACCACCTTGATCTGCGTGTGCTTCTTCAGCCAGCGAAGCGTCCAGCCAATGAAGTACGACTCTGTGTTCTTCGGCGTGTCATCAATGCAGCACAAGCGCCTCAGCTCGATCACCTCCTCTGGCTTGTCAGCGAACCTGCGCCACTGATTAGCCATTGCCATTCGACCGTAGAACATTGCTCCGACCATCTGCATTCCGTCGTAGAGACCGAAACAATAGTCAGCGATGCAGCCGTTGATGCTTCCTGAGTAGTGCCACTGCTCTATGAACGCTGCTACCTCTGAGCGCGGCACTGGTTCAACCGTGAACTGCGTTGCGCTCATCGTGTCCTCCTGTGTTGGTGGCGAGAGGAGGTGGAGGTCGCCAGTCTCCTCTCGCCGTAGATGAGGCCGTTCAGATCAGAACGGCAGATCCTCAAGCGTGTTCTCGCTGCGCTCAGGTTCACCAGTTGGTGCCTGCTGCGCGTTGACCCACGCAATGCTTGGCTTGCGCTTGCAGAATTGGCCGTCCGTCTTGCCACCACAGGCATAGAACGCGCTGTACGGTTTGCCAGCCTTGCTTACGCCTGCCGGCTTGAACTGCCAGGCGGTGCGGTGGTCAGGACATTCACCCTCTGCAAAGAGCATGGCGGCGGCTACAGCAAGGTCTGGACTCAAAGGAGCAGCCTGAGGCTGCTTCACAGAATCAACGGAGACCGCCCTAGGAGCCACGGAGAGCGGCGTTTGACTGCCAGAGGTATATAGAGACCTCCCCACGCCAATCTGAGCGGCACAGCGACGCAAAGCGTCAGAGGCTGCTGACTTGTACGGCTCGTCATCCTGAGCGCTATTTGGGTAGCCGAAGTCTTGTCGAACGGTCGTGGTGCCGTCAATGACTGCAACCAGTGTGCCGTGGACGACCTTGGAGGCAGCGTCTGCCACCTTGACCTCAAACTGCCAGCCAGCCAGACCGAGCACATCGTCAAGGCGCTGAGCTACGGCTCGCGCGTCGGCGTAGGTGTAGATCATGCCGCCGCGTCCTGGACGCGTCTTGAGATCCGTTCCGGTGAACGGTGCGGCCAGTGCCGCTGCAATTTCCTTACTCATGTTCAGATCCTCCTAGTGTCTCGATTGGTCGCAACTGCGACGCGTGTAGGTTGAGCGAATCAAACATCGCTACAACGCCATTGAGCAACTGCTCGCCTTTCTTTACCTCATACCCCTCCTTCTTGTACTCATCCGATTGCTTGACTCCTGCAATCCACGCGCGCTGGAATCTACGAGCGTGTGGCGGACCATCACGGAGCTCTCCTTCTGCGAGCTGCAAGAAGACGAACGCGTAATAGTCACAGGTCTGGTGATCGATGATGTAGTCATAGAGCGACACCTGATGCGTCACCTGTGGCTGCACCGTATATGCCTTGGCCTTCACCTCAACGCGAAGACCGCAGACGATAAAGTCTCGGCGCGTCGTGTTGACGAACTGATACGGCATCTGGCGTTCCTTTAGCGCAGCAGCGAAGACAGCCTGACCAACGCAGCCAGTCCAGTCCGTGTTGCCTGGCGCCTTGTCGGTGCGCAGGCGCATGGAGTCTGTTGACTTGTGAGTGCGGAACATCTCCTCTGCGGCGATGATGATTGCCGGTGTGATTGGTACTTCGATCACGCGTCACCGTCCTTGCCGTGGACGCGGAACACGCGCGCACCTGGCTTCTCTTCTGTGAAGCGCTTGACCGCTTCCTCATAGGTTTGTGGCGCAGTGGTGCGGAGCACATCGGCAATGCTCTCCCAATCCACCTTGATGCTTGGCTTGTTCTGCTTCCATGTCGCAAGCCAACCGTGACCCTTGACGCCTTCGCCGTCACCGATGGCTTCCTTGATGGCGATTGCCATCTCCTTCAGCGCAGCGTCGGCAGCCTCAGCCTCAGCCTTCGCCTCAATGTAGAGACGCGCGATGTGATCGAGCTGCGGATCAGCTACGGCGTAGGTCTTGCTGCTCTGCGGATTTACTTCAGCGAGCGTGTCGCTGTCGTTGCCGGTCAAAGATGGCGGAGTCTTGGACTGCACCAACTCGCGGAACAGGACGGCCTTGTCAAACAGTTGAGTCTGGTAGACAGGGTCAGCCTCTACTCGCTCAATGCGGAAGACCAAGCCAGAGAGCAGTACTGCGACGTCGGCGTACTTAGCGCCAGTCACAAACATCTGCCACTGGACCTGGTCAACATATTCAGGCGGCACAGGGAACAGCGCCCACCTACTAGAGGTTGACGTCTTGATCTCAACCAAGCCTTCAGGATCGCCAACGATGGTGCGGTCGAGCGACGCCATCGCCCAAGGGTGCTCCTTGAGGCGCACAATGCCATTCGACTTGCGCAGCTTGGCTCCAGTCTCCAGCGTGTAGAAGTCGGCGACAGCCTGCTCAAGCAACTGGCCGCGCTGCGCGGCTGCTCCTGCCTGCTGCTCTTCAACCTGACCAGTCAACTCCGCCCACAGTCGGTACGCCGTCTTGTATGGCGACGTGCCGTTGATCGCGGTGATACCGGTGGCAGTGATGCCGCCCTTGCGGATCTCGAACCACTGAGGACTGCGCTGCGGTGCGTTGATGAACTCGTAGCGGCGGCTCATCTGCTCACCAACCGGAATACAAGTACGCCAAGAACCCACAGCGCCATGATGGCGACGGTGAAGTTGAAGCGCTCGCGGTTACGAGCTTCTCGCTCTAGGCGCTGATAGTCGCTTACAAAGTGCGGCCGCACAACCATCTTGGGTGTGCTTTTACGATTGACTTTCACAGTGACCCTCCAATGACTAGGACGATGTAGATGCACGCGATAAAGAGCGCGTAGCCGATACCGTCAATGATTGCTGTCCTCATCTTGACCTCCTCGTCAGTCCAGCCGAATGGCTGTGTCCTGCCTGACATCGGCATCATAGGGTCAACGCTTCGCGGCTGTCAACCGTGTTGCGTGAGTATCTTTTATGCAGAGTGGATAGCCCCTAGGTGGAGGAGGGACCACCTAGGGGAAGCCGTCTAGAACGGCTGCGATAAGTCCTCAAGGCTGACTGCTACCAGCAGCCGTAGGCAGACCCCACAGAGGATCTCGTCCGTAGACTCGACCTCCCACACCCTAGCCACCATCTCGCACACCGAGCAGGTGCCGAATGGCTTAGGCACGGTTAGTCCTTGTGTGGACCGTTGCCGTTGCGGATCTCTTGCTTCGCCTTGCCGACACCGAACTTCGGATCGTCAGGGTTGAGCGCGCGCACGATGACCTGGAGGCACGCAGCGATGGCGCCTGCGAAGATCATGTCCGCCTGATCAGCGTCCAGCTTGGTGATCTGCGAGCCGCTCGCCAAGGCGATGGCGAGACCTGTGCCGATACCAGTGCGGAGCGCTTCAATGATCATCTCGTCAATGCCGGTATTGGCAACGATCCAACCGATTGATGCGCCGATCTTGGCGCGGATACCCTTCTTGCCATTGCTCGCCTTCGCGGCTTCAACGAGCGCAGAGATGGCCTCCTTGCCCTTGTCATCCCAATCAACGCGCTGCAAGGCTTCCTCAGCGTCAGCAATCACAGCGGCTGTCTTAGTACCCTTTGGCATAGAACTCCTCTCTGCGTGGCTCTTAGGTGCCTCTACGGCGATTCTAGGAGCGGCTGCGAGCCGCGAATCAATGTGCTCGTCTAGAGATGCTACCGCGACTGGCGTCGCTACTGGCGCTGGAGCCACAGCCTTGCCAGGGTGCGTGACGATGAGCAGCGCCTTGTAGTCGGCGGCAAGTTTGCCAGCCTTGACCTTGCTGTTGGCAATCTGGCGCAGCTGCGCTTCGGTGACTGGCACGCCGTACTTCTCGGCTGCGGTCTTATCGTCGCGCGTCGGACACGCCCACTGCCAGCCGTGGTCTTCGCACCACGCTGCGCTGGTCATGTGACCGTAGCCAGCCTTTAGGTGTGCAGGGTCTTTCTTTGCCCACCACTTCTTCCAAACGTCATGCCACTTGGAGATATGCACGTCTTCTGGATAGCCGACAGGCTGCTGCACCCATACCATGAGCGCAGCGCCCTGCTTGGCTGCTGCGACTGCGTCTTCCCACGACTTGGCGTAGCGAGCCTTGCCGCCGAGTTGCGCAATGGTCTTGACGGCCTCAGGCAGCGAGCCACCGGCATCGTTGACGCCCTGCTTATCCTTGCGACCTGTTGCCTTCTCGAATGCTGCTACGCCGTCAGCGGCGCTGTAGTCCACGGTGTAGCCAGAAGCCCACGAGACTGCGGCCGCGCAGGATGACCAGGTGCAGTCATCTAGGATCTGATTCGCAGCGCCCTTGACCTGCGCTTCAGCGTCGGCGTAGAGCTGCGACTTGACGCGGTACAGCGGCATTAGCGGTTCTCCTGCTTGATCAGCACTGCCAGCGCACGACCAGCGGCCTCATAGTCCAGCGCAGCGCTGATAGGGTGACCCTCCGTGACACCGACTGCGTACTGGTTGCCGTCATTCTCAATGCGCCAGAGCGTGCCGCCGAATGCCGTGTGATCGTCGTTCGGAACGACTGCCACCCACTCCATTGGCGCGGTGTCAACGCGCGTCCAGCCCTGCTCGTGGATCTGTTCGATGTGGTCTGCTGCGCTCATTACTCCTCCATCCACCTAAGTGGTCCAGTGATTAGCCAGATCAGCGTCAGTCCGCCGAACAGCGTCGCCATTGTGGACTGCGTGTCGCCCTCTGGCAAAACAACAACGGCGAAGAGCAGACCGAGAATGGTCCAGGCTCCGCCTACGAGATCAACGATGATGCGCTTGATCACTTGTCTACCTTTCTCGCCGCAGCCGCAGCGCTTGACGCAGCGGCGACGGCCGCACTTGCAACCTGGCTGATGACGATGGCGACCGCCACCGGTGCAGCCTTCTTCTTCTCGGCAGGTGAGAGATCCTTGCCGAGATTGGTGATGGCTTCAATCGCCTTGCTCACCGTCTCAGCGACAGCAGCGACAGCCTCACCAACCACTGCCGCCGTTTGTTCTGCAATGTTATCTGGCGATGCGCTCGGAGACGGCTCTGGCTCCACGCTTGGAGTTACGGACGGTGAGTCACTAGGTACAGGAGTGGGATCAGGAGAAGCGGACTCAGGCGCACTAGGTTCTGGCGTAAGGTCAGGCGTGGGCGACGGCTTGGGTGTGGGAGTCGGTGATGGGATCGGCGATGGTTGAACACTTGGCACCTCACTTGGTGTTGGCTCTACAGATGGTGACGGCTCTGGCGTCGGTGTTGGAGACGGCTCCACGGATGGCGTAGGATCTGGCGATGGAGATTCTGAAGGACTTAGTTCTGGCGTTGGCTCAACAGATGGCTCTAGGCTTGGCTCTGGTGACGGTGTTGGAGTGGGTTCTGGTAGAGCGCTCGTAGTCAGCCACGCAGCCGGCACGACGCCGTAGCCAAGCGTTGGTGCGCCGTACCAGAGACGCGCACACGCGCCACCACCCCACTCAAACATCCAGATGTCGAGCGCGTAGGACTGACCTGCGACAAGCTGCGAGTAGCCCTCATTTGGTCCAGACCAGTGACCGCCGCAGCCGTGAAAGTTCCAGTCATCAATTGTCAGCACGCCATCTAGCGTCATGTACCAGCCATCGTCTGACCAGTTGAGGAACTCCCACTGGCCGCTCTCTGGCACGGTGAGCCAGCCTGTGAAGTGGACCATGAAGAAGTTTTGAGGACATCCCTCAGCAGCAGGTGCGCCACCCCAATCGAAGTCGATCATGGTGACTACGCCTGAGTAGCAGACTGGCTGCTCTGGCTCTTGCTCCCATGGACCGAGACCGAGCATGACGCCGTCATAGACCGTCATCGTCACGCCCTGCTGTGGCACATCCTCAGCGCGCACGATGGGCAGGAAGATGAGCGTGCTGAAGACGATCCCTAACAGTGGGAACGCGGCGCGCTTCACTTAGCGAGCAGCGATGCGAGTAGCGGCACGAGTACGCTGAACAACAGCGCACCGATAGCCACTAGTCCTCCTTTGAGTTTGTCCACATCCGAGCGCACCTGATCCAGCTTCGCGGAGTGTGCGTCCAGTCGTTCGATCAATGAGTCAATCTGGCGTGGCGTCATGGTCGCTCCTGAATCGCGCCGCAGATTGCACAGCACGCGTTCTCGCCGATTACTTCTTGACTTTGACCTTTGAGTTCACATCCAGGCGTTGTGCAGATCAGTTCCCACATATTGCGCTCCTCATCCAATTGGGAATGCTGTGATTTGGGTATAGGAGAGCGAGAGCGTCAATCCGTTAGTCGTTTGTGTTGTGCCGTAGAGTTTGATCTTGCGCTGGCTTGTGCTGTCCGCGATCCATACCTTAGTCACAGCAACAGTTCCTCCGCGTCCGGATTGTCCAAAGTTATCAGCACGACCGTAACCGAGCACAGCAATCTGAGTATTTACGCTGTCGGTGACGTCTGCTCGTACAAAAGCATATTGAATGGTTGTTGTGTTGAGTGACGCATACGCGGTATACGTAAGGAGCCATCGTTGTCCAACAAAATCAGGTGTAAATGTTGCTTCAGCATTAGTGAGCGCGTAATAAGTTCCTGCGGTCGTGATCGTCGTTGTATCAGCAGATCCACCTCTGTCGTATCGACTGAGCAATGATCCTTCTAGGTTGGAATAGCCAGTAACTCTAAAGTCACCGAGTGCTTCAACGCTGGTAGCTTGTAGCGACACACTATCGGTGCCGTTGAGCAGCGAGTTGTTGCCAACATCTAATGCGCCAAGGCCAGGTCCATCGCCCAAAGATAGCGTACCGGCATCATTGATGATGTATGCAGGAGAGTTTGTTGGCGTGCTTTTATCTGTCAAGATCATTGCAGGTGATCCATTTGCAATACGAACTTCTGTTAGGTCAACGGTTCGATTGGCAGACTGAGTTGCAACTGTCGCAATGGTGATGGTCACCTTCAAAAACGCAGCATCTGCCGGAGCGGTTGTGCTTGCTGAAGGCAATAAGGCAAAAATATCTGGAGCCGTCAGCCCTGTTGATGTTGTGAGAGCCGAGAATGGGGCGTTGCTAGAACTAAACGCTGTTCCAGTTGTTGTTGTTTGATCTCCCTGATAGAACTGGCAGGTGAGCTGTGCGGTTGCTTGGCTGGTGTTCGTCGCATTGTCAAAGCTTGCCTCAGCATAAAAACTGAACGAGCGAGACGCTGATGATGGAACAGGCACATAGCGCGTCAGCGTGGCGCTCTTACCAGTCAGGGTGCCGCTTGCAATCGTGAATCGCAACACATTGCCAGAGCCTGCACCAGAGTCAGCGACGATAGCCGCAGTGATCGCGCCTGCACTGTTGACATCGGTGAATGTCCAGTACGGCAGTGGATTGTCTTCTGCAATGGTTGCGGTCGCCTGATCCGGTGGAATGGCAAAATCGCCATTCGCTACACCAGCCTGGATTTCGCGTAACGCAGCTGGACCGAAGAGCAACGACGTCTCACCATCGGTATTATTTGCGACGAGTGGTGCGCCCTTGTCGTTGTTGACGCCGCCTTCATATGCAGCAAGGCCAGTGACGTTCGTGCCGTACTTACCCATATCAATCCGCTCCAATCAATACGCCGAGACCCTTGAGGTACTGCCGACGATAGTCTGCTTCGATCTCGTACTGCACCTGATACGTGCCGCCACCTTCAGCGAAGCGCATCGTGACTGACGGAATGTAAAGGATCACGTTCGACAGATCAAGGCTCGGCGCATTGATCTTGACGTACTGCCCTGGCAGCCATGCCTTGATAAGAGCGTATGGTGTTGCGGCCGCAGCTGCATAGCCCTGGCTGTAACCGTACGACCAGTCAGGGTTTGATGTCTGGCTGAGGCTCGCTCCGCCAACCGTGAATGAAACGGTACGCACTGGCTTGCCACGCGTGACCATCGTTGCACGCGCGAGCGAGCCAATTGTCGCGCCACGATCACTGAGGTTCTTGACCTTAGGCGCACTGAATACCTCATGTGGAAGCGGACCATTGCGCGACGCCTGACCAGCGCCGTTGCGGCTATAGGTTCCGGTGTAGGTGCGGAAATACGGATCGTTGGTTGGCGCGCTTGGATACGCGCTGTTGCTGTCGTATCGAGCGACCGTATCCGCAGCTTGAACAAAGATGCCCTTGACGATCTGCGAATGATCCAGATTGACGCTGAGGCCGCGTGCCAGAATTCGCGTTGGCGTAGTCGTACTGCCAGTCTGGACGTTGGCAGGATCAGTCACGATCTCTGCTGGTGCCGTTGCATACGTCGGAGCCACAGTCTTTGGTCCATAGTTGAGACGGCCATCCCCATCAATCCAGTAGCGGTACTGAACCTCTGCCACGCCGCCTGCTGCCTCTGCAATCTGGTCAAGCGCGCTCTGAAGCGTGGCCGCCTTGAAGGATTGCTTGCCAATTGTCTGCGCTGAGCCAGTGAAGATGGCACGATTACCGCTCACGAGTGAGGTGTCCAGAATCTGACGTGTTGTTGAATCGTTGACCTGATCGTGGATCTTTGCCAGCAGCGCATTGACGTGAGCCTGGTCAGTTGATGCCGTGCCTCCCTGCGTGAATGAGTCCATGGAGGACTTGACGTTGATGTTGGTCTTGGGATTGCGAACGATGGTCTTCTGAAGCCAGCCGTCAGCATCTTCAACGCTTACCGTTGCGCGCGTACCAATGCCGTTCTCTAGCAGCTGCGCATCAATACCGCTGATATAGCCAAGAAAGAGTGGCGTCGTGCTGCTGTACCGGCTATCAAAGAACTGGACGCGCGCATTGTCGTAGACCGCTCCTGAGCGCCACCATGGCGATGTGCCACTTGGCGTCTTTGGCTCGATAACATCGAACGACATAGAGCCACCACCGCCATCGCCTGAGAGCGTCATCGTCAGGCTGCCAAGATCAACGTATGGCGTGGTCGTAGCAGTTGGTGATGGAAAGGTGAGCAGGTCTCCGCCAGTGCCTGCGCCAGTGACTCCTGCAACGATGAGCGTGAACGGATTCGCCATTATGGATTGCGGCCCTGTCGCTTGAGTCGCGTGATTGAATCGCTAACTACCGTGTCAACTTTGCCAGTGCCAATATATACATTAGTTGTTGTTTGTCCTGGCACTGAAGCGCCAGGAAAGAACAGCATCCGAACAATGTTTGACTGACTGTCTGTTCCAGTCGGTGCGGTGATCAATGGTGTTGTTCGATTTTTTAGATTGAGACTTTGAGCAAGTTTAGCGAGTGCGTCCGCCATTTGTCCCTGTTTGATTGATTGATCAATCACAAACGCTGAAGCGACAATTGGAATTGCAGCCAGAAGAGCAGTACCAACAATCGCTGAAATGCTTGCAGTAGCGGCAGCAGCAGCACCTCCTGCTGCGGCTGCACCACCAGCGGCACTAGCCGCAGCTGCGGTAGCAGTTGAGGCAGCCATCATTGCACCAAACTTAGTAACGGCAGCGGCGACGAGTTGGCTAGTAATGGCACTTGCAAGAGCCGCAGGAATCGTTGCGGCAATGTTTGCCACAATCAATGCGGTGAATGGATCCATGCCATCCTTCACTAGGTTGGCTATAATCGCGCCCTTGAGTCCACCGAACGCTGCGCCAATGCCTGAGACCAAGAGCGTGATCGATCCACCTGGTCCGAGCAGGTCATCAGCGCCCTTGCCGATGCCAGCAATCTTGTCAACGAATCCTTCAATCGCTTTGAGCGCTCGTGGCACTCCACGCTGAACCGCATCAAACATCTGTGGCAGTTTGTCGATGATCTTGTTGACGATAATGTCAGCCCACTTCTGAAGCTGTGGCGTGTTTGCCTTGATCGTATTAGAGAGTTTCTCGATATACGGATTCAACGCCTTGAAGAGTTTCGCAACGGCTGGAAGGAAGGCCTTTCCGAACTGTTCCTTCAGTTCAGACGCACCAATCTTTAGCGACTCAAACGATCCGGCGACCGTATCTGCATAGGCTCCTGCTGCACCCTTGGTCTTCTTGAAGAGCGCGTTCAGCGCCTCCTGACCCTTGATGCCCTTCTTCGTAATACCGAGTGAGGCGAGCAACTTGGCACCGCTTCCTACATACGCCTTACCTACGGCAATGGTTGCATCGCCGAGAGACATACCAGTCGTGCGTGCCAGGTTCATTGCAATGGTCTGCATCTTCTGCGCCACTGCGTAGTTTTTAGTGAATCGTGTGCTGGCCTCTACGGAGGCACGGACCTCATCGTCCGTGAAGGCGAGCTTCTGACCAGCAACGATCTGCTTCTCTACGGCCGCAGCGACAGCCTCAGTTGCGAATCCGCGCGCCTTGAGCGCTGCGTTGAGCTTCGCCGTAGCTTGCTCATCGAGCGCGGCATCCTTGATGGCAGATGCGGTGAATGCGCCAACGCCAGCAGCGATACCGGCAATGCCGAATGTCAGTTTCTTGAAGTCAGAGCCAATGCCACTCGCCGTCTTGCCAAGGGTGCCAAGCGCCTTGTTGACCGTCTTGATGTTTTTAGACGCGGCATCACGAGCGCTGATCGTTGCATTGACTTGGACGTTAGGCATTCGTTACTCCTACCCTGCTCGGAGGTTGGACATATTCGGCTTGATGCCGAATACCTGTGCGTCTTGCTTCAACTGCGCAAGACGCTTGTTTGCCGCAAGCACCTTGATCTTGTCGCTCGCTTCTCGGCGGCGCTTGCCTTCAGCCTGAAGCGGCGTGAGTGGACCAATGAAGTCAGGCTTGTTCCATTGCCGGAGCGCCTGCTCCTGCTGGAACTTTGTTGCGGTGCCGTTGGCGTACTCGATCTCAAGACCAAGCACCTTATTGCGCATCGCTTCATCGTTGATCAGCAGGACAATGGTCTTCGCCATGGCGTCCTTGGCTAGTTGAATATTAGCCTCTACCGCCTCAATGACGAAGTTGTTGCCACGAATTCCTGGATGCTCAATGAACTTGCGGTCGGAGAAGAGATTGGCAGCAGTGATCTTAGGGATGGTGTGCGGCTTGGTTCCCTTGACGGCGAACCATGCGTACCATGCGTGCTTCTTGCCTGCGACTGGTCCGACGATGGCGCCTGGTCGAGTGATGCGCGAGCGACGACCGCGGACGCTCTTGGCAAGTTGACCGAGATCCTTGGGAGCCTTCTCGCGTACCGGCTTCGCCAGCGCACGCGCAGCGTTGACCGTAGCGAATTGCTCTAATTTGCGAACACCACGCCAACCAAGGGAATTGAGAAAGACCTTTTGGAGCGCTTCGGCTTCTGCTCGGACATTGCCTTGCAGCTGGATCTCGACTGTTCCCTTAGCCACTTACTTGCTCCTTGGTTGAATCTCGCAATACAAACCCCAATAGGTCATGAGGTCTTCGGCGGTTGCGGTCTTCAGTATCTCCCAAGGTGGCACGCCGTAGGCGGTGCCGAGTGTGTGCGCGATGATCTCAGGGCTGGTTACCACGACCGACTGTCCGATGGACAGCCGCTTGGCTTCCAGCCTTACGCGTTTGGGAGTGCTGAGATTGTGGCTGCCCACTTCTCCATCGCAGCCGTGATGGCCGTCACTGGAGCATCAAGGATGTCTTCGGCAGCGTTGCCTTCAATGTCCTTGAAATTGTGGCTAACAACCAACTTAGCGAAGGCTGCGAACTGGACGGCCGTGTCGCCCTGTAGGTCGATCAAGATACGAGCGCTTACGTTGCGTCGCAGCTCAATCGTCCAACCGGCATACGAGCCGTCCAGTTCAATCTTTACCGTGTCCATATTGACCCTCCTACTAGCGCACTAGGCGCTGCTTCTATCAGCCTGGTACCGCCGAGAGCGGCGAGTCAATGATCACTTGGATCGACTTGCCAGCGCCAGCCGCTACCGTACTGTCCATTGCCAAGCGGCAAGTGACTTCATTGACCACGACGCCATCGGTATCAGCCGAAAGTGGAACGACGTTCTCCACCGTCCACGAGCCGAGAATCCAGAGCCCATAGTTATCGCTGGTCGTGCCAAAAAGGCGCAGGAACTTCTGGCTGCCAATTGACGTGATTGGGAACGACGTCGTGGCGGCTGAGTTGCTCGCTGCCGTGAAGGTCAGCGTTGCATCAAGCACGCCAGTCAGTGCAGCCGTGGCTGCCGTGAGGCTTCCGTCAAGCGCCGTGATCATGCCAGCACCAGTCTGAATTGACAGATTGAAGTTATAGATCGACGCAAAGTCGGTTGCAGTCGGCGAACTACCAGCCTTCGATGGAAAGGATGGAGCCGTGCTCAGCTTCATCAGTCGGCCAGGGATGAGCGGATTCGTATTGATCGTCGTTGGATACGTCGCCGACGTGCTCGTCACAACCGTTGCAGCGAGCGTTGCGCCAGCCTGCACCAAGCCGTTTGCATCTGCCGACAGCGTGATCTCAGTTGGAACGGCGTCGCGGATGGTGTACTGCTGCACACCGTCAGTCACAAGGAATGACAGGAAGTCAAGCGTATCGACATCGCTCTGGTTTGGCGTCCACGTCCAGGTATACGGCGAAGCCGTACCGGAGGTGGTCGCGCCAATCGCCTGGAAGAAGATCGGCAGGGTGCGGAGCGACGCAGGCGACTCAGCGATGGTCAGTACCGGAGCCTTGGCCGTAATCGTTGGCTGGCTGGACTGAATCGCGGTGCGCTTGCCAACAGAAGTCGTCTCGCCAAGGTCAATCGTCACGCCCAAGTCGAGCGAGCCGATGGTCTCGTTGTAGAGCACTTCGCCTGTAGCGGTGCCGAACGTAGCTGCGGTTCCGAAAGCAGACTGCGACGCAACAGCGATTCGCGTCAGAGCCTTTGCGCCGTAGGTTGCCATTGTTTACTCCTTGCTCTACGCGGTGAATGCCACGGTGTCATAGACCGTGACTTCCGCAGTTGCCTGAACCGTCAGGTAGTCCTGATCGGCATATGTATCTGTGCCGAGTGTAGTACCGGTGACAGCGACCTGCACCGCGTTTCCACTAATCGTCACAGCTCCGTCAAAGGCTGTTCGCAGCCAAGCACGCCAAGTGTAAAGGTCGCGGTACTTCTCATCCATGCGCGGAATCGGCAGGATGAAGAGCACGCAGTTCACTGTTAGTACCGTCGTTCGATTGCCATTGCCAACCGTGATCTGATCGCCGCCAGGGAAGAGCACGGCCGCAGGCGTGACAGGCAAGCCTTCAGGTGGCGTCGCGTAGACCTTACGCAGCTGATAGCCGGCAGGAGGATTGACTGAGGCTAGTCGATCAGCAATGGCATCAAGGATTGTTAGGTCAGTCACTCAGGGGCCTCCTCAGGCATACGCTCGTTCTTGCCGATGATTTTTCCAGTCTCTGCGTCTCGGACGATCTCGGTGAGCATACCAGTCTCAGGGTCTAGGTAGGCTGGCTCAGTGATCACTGCCATTACGATACCTCCGCATACTTGCCAACCTGAGTAGCACTGGCTGTTCCTGTTGATGATGCGCTGAGGTCGGTGCGACCAGTTTGAGTGTAAACGGCAACGCCGGTTGCAGCGTTTGCTGCGCTAGATGTGCGAGTTGCTCCGGCAAGCACTGTCGGACCTGCAGTAGCAACGACAATCAACGAGATCCAGTACTCAGTACCAGCCGTCATTGTATACGTTGCAGGGTAGCCACCTGTCGTGTCTAGTGCGCGAGTGTATTTGGTATTGTTTGAACCAAAAATCGTCGTATCCGATGCTGTACGAGCGACCAGTGTGAACGTTGTTCCGCTGCGCGTGTAGATTCCATATCGAATCAGTGTTGGCGTTGTCGGCAAAGTTCCTCCACTGGTAAAAGAAATGTTGCTAACCGTAAAGTCTCTGTGAGGAATAAGAATATTGTGATAAATCGTTCCGCTTGTAATCGTTTCAGTTGTTGTCAAAATAAACTTTGGAAGGTTGCCAATAACTCCACTTGCGCCAAAGGTATATGCCTCCCATCCTGCCGTCGCGATGTCATAGGTGGTCTTGACGTTCTTCGGCGTTGCAGCCGTTGTGGTGCTTGTACTACTTGTGGAGTCAGTCAGTTGTAGTACGCCAGCCGCACTGGTTGATCCTGCGCTGACGCTGACCGTAATTGCAGTCGTGCCGCTCGTGCTGATTGGCGACGTGCCGCTGACGGTTGCGACCTTTGCATCCGCAGCATCCTTTGCTGCTTTTACTGCGGTCGAAGTAGCGGCAAGCACGCTGCTCGTGGTCGATGTGGAGTCGCTGAGCTGCACCACGCCAGATGCTGAAGTCGATGCGGCGGTGACGCTGATGGCTGGCGTCGTTCCGCCAGACGAGACAATCGGCGCAGTTCCAGTGACGCTCGTGACGGTGCCTGCTGCTGGCGTCGTCCACTGCGTGTTGTAGTTGGTTCCGTCAATCTTGGCGAGCACCTGTCCTGTGGTGCCGCCAGTTGGAACGCCAGCACCTGTAGCGCCGGTGGCACCGGTGGCGCCGGTAGCACCTGTCGCGCCTGTCGCGCCGGTTGCGCCCTGAATCCCTTGTGGGATCGTGAAGTTGAAGACGGCGGCGCTTGACGTGCCGACGTTTGTGACGCTCGCAGATGTGCCAGCCGCGCCAGTAGTAGTGCTGCCAGCAGCGATAGTCGCGGCTGCACCAGCATCGCCAGTGTCGCCCTTATCACCTTTAGCGCCAGTCGCACCAGTCGCGCCTGTTGCTCCTGTAGCGCCAGTCGATCCTGTAGCGCCAGTCGCACCTTGAATCCCTTGAGGAATAGTGAAGTTGAACACGGCCGCGCTTGAAGTACCGCTATTGGTGACCGTTGCGGAGGTGCCTGCTGCGCCTGTCGTCGTGGTACCAACAGCGACCGTAGCGGCTGATCCTGTTGCGCCAGTGTCGCCCTTGGCTCCTGTTGCACCGGTCGCACCTGTTGCGCCGGTGGCGCCAGTGGAACCTGTGGCGCCTTGGATACCCTGTGGAATGGTGAAGTTTAGGACAGCAGCCGTCGAGGAGCCTGAGTTGCTAACGGATGCTGAGGTGCCAGCAGCACCTGTGGTGGTCGAGCCGACGGCAACGCTAACGACGGTTGCGCCAGTTGCGCCCTGTGGTCCTGCGGCGCTGACATCAATCGTCTGCGTGACTGGAGCAACTGTGACGGTCTGATTGTTCTGCGTGACCGTGACCGTCTGCTCGGTCTTGGTGACCGTTACGCTCATCGCGTCACCTCAGGCGAGACGTTCGCCGATCCCTCCAACAGTCGAGTGACCACGCCGCCGCCTGAGACAAGTTCGAGATCCCACACGCCAGCCCACGGCGCTGTCAGCGCAGCGGTGACCGTTGCGGATGCGGTGATCGCAATCGTGCCAGCTGCGCCGCCGAGCACAATGTCACCAGCAGCGCTGGTCAGGCTGAGAATCGTTGCGCTCGCATCGTAGGTTGAGCGCACCTGCATTCGCGCCGTGTAACCAGTCAAGTTGACGGCCGTGCCGGTTGAGTCCTTCCAAGTAGCAGTCAGCGAGAGCGTTGCGCCTTGCTTGATCTCCAAGTCGTAGCGATTGCCCAATGCCATCAGCGTGCCAACCCTTCTCGTCGTCGATATGGCTCAAGAATCAAGGCGGACTCTGGATGCAGAGCGCGGCTCATGCGGAGGATGCCACCAAGGTCAGCAGATCCGATCACGCCGAATGGCGCAGTGCGGCTATTCCAGACAGCGCCTGCCTGGATGATGGCAGCCTGTGTGACCGCAGATGGAACGCTCGGCCATCCAAAGACGCCAACAACCTTGACGCCAAGGAATACGCCCTTAGGGAAGTTCTTGGTCCATTTCGCCGAGCGGCTGATTCCGGTGTATGCCCAACCATCAAGCGCATAGTTCTTTGGCGTGAGCTGGAAGTCGGTGCCAGCAGTCCACGTCGTTGAGTAGGTGCCATCGGCGAGATCGTCAGTGGTCAGCGTCGTGACGCTTACGAGATCATCGGTGAGGCAGTAGTCGTAGGCTTCAGCCGTGTAGTAGCGCGTCTCGGTCGCTGTGCCGAAGCCAGTCTTACGGTCACAGTACAGATCGATCAGCGTATCGGTTGCGTCCAATACGTTCTGGAGTGCAATGTCATCCGTTGAATCTGTGATCTGCACGGCCGCCTTGAACTGCGCGAGTGTTGCGTAGCTCATCCCTCATTCTCCACGATTTCTGCCACGTCAGCAGCCTCAACAGGCACGATGGCTGTCTTGGTGCTCTGCTTGACAGAAGCGCGCTCTACGTGGCGCGTTGGTGCCTCTGCGTCGACATCTGCAACAACCTCAGCCAAGCCAAAGCCGATCAGGCTCTCCGCCTCTGCCTTAGGCAGATCAACGATGGAACCAGCTGGATATTCACCGCGTCGCTTTGCAAGTCGAACGAGCATTGAGAATCTCCTTACCTGCGGTTCAGGGGAGCCGCCGAAGCGGCTCCCCTTCCCCACTAACTAACCGTCGCTAGACGATTAGGCGTTCTTGAGGAACTTGACAGCCGAAGGCTGCGCAAGGCCAGTCGCGCCACGGACCTGAACCTTGTACGAAACAAGGCCAAGGTTCCACGCGTACTCGCGGCTCGCCTCAACAGTCACGCCACCCACGATGACACTCTTGATCTGGTTGAGGTCACCGAAGAGCACAGCCTTGACACCGGTCGCAGGAGCGGCGATGCCAGGGGCGGTGTAGACAGGCTTGCCAAGAAGGCGATCAACGCCACCCTGACCACCTGGCTGGAAGAGCGGAAGGCTGCTCGACGTTGTGCCAAGGATCTGCCCAAGAGCGGTGTCGCTCATGAGGAAGCCTGACTTCGGCGCGTTGCGGTACTGCTGCTTCACCGAGTACTGAAGAGCAACAAGCTCAGCGTAGGTGAAGGCAACCGTGCCAGCAGCAGTTCCACCGGTACCAGCAGCGCCAACAACGGCGGTGCTTGCAGCGGAACCGTGAGCAATCGCCATCTCCTGACCAGCGGCTTCGCTGATCATCGCGGCAACGTCAAACGCTGCATCGTTGATAAGCTCGTCCGAGACCTGGACAAGAACGGCGTACTTCACAGGGGTCAGGCTCAGAGCCGAACCAGTGAAGTCATCTTCCGTGATCGTGCCGGCTTCAGCGACTGAACCAGCCGTGGTGCCGAGCGCCGATACCGTTGGGAACTTGATGTTGTTGCCGGTGGCAACGTTCATCACATCCACAACCGCAGGGTTGATGTATGGGTTGATCTGACCAGCGATGACGTTTACGCGGTTGTAAACGGACACTGGATTACCAAGACCGGTGCTGGTCGTGATGTCGCGATACTCAAAGGTATCAACACCACCAACAAGACCGATTGAGCGAAGGCGGTCATTGTCCGAAACGGCCTTAGGAGCCGTCGGAGCAACAACGGCAGCGAACTCGGCGCGAGCCTCGTCAGCAGCCTTGCGAGCCTCGTCAGAAGCCTTCTCTGCGCGGAGAGCCTCGGCGATAACGCCAGCCTCAGCGACGAGCTTCTCGAAGCGCGCCTTATCTTCACCCTCAAGGGCGATTCCCTTGTCGGCTGCCTCTACGGCAATGCCGCGAGCCTCAACCAACAGATGCGCTCGCTTGTCAGCAAGCTTTGCGATGTCAGACATTGGTCTGCATCCTTTCTCCGCACATAGGCGGACTAACTATTCTTTGCTCTCCTCGGAGGGTTGCTCTAGCGCGGACTCGCCTACTTAGGGCGGTGGGGCGCAGGCACGAGTCCTAGAGTGCGTCACCTTCTGCCGCTTCAACAGCAAGCATTGCCGCAGCGACGGATGGGTCAATGACCTTCTCCTGCTTTGGCGCGAGCTTCGAGCGGACAGCATCAATGACAGCCACTTCCTCGGTGGACAGTTCGCGTCCAGCCTTGACTGCTTCAAGTGTGGCGACCAGCGCCTCAGCCTCTACGCCGATCTTTGGCGCAGTGACTTGGCGGATCGCCGTGAGACCAAGGGTCGCAGGATAGGCAGGAGTCTGGCCACCGGCGGCAAGGATGCTCACCTCGAAGAGGTTGGCTTCCTTGATCGTGCGCTGATTGCCATCCCATGCATCCTGCACCTTCTGGAATCCGAATGACCAGCCTGCGGCTTCACTCTCGTGCGTCAGCATCGAGATCACCTTGGCTGCGTCTGGATCGGCTGGATCAAGTTTCGCCTCAACGCGAAGACCAGTCTCGTCCTCAGTCAGCGTTAGGCGGCCACTCTTGGTCGTTGCCAGAGCGCGTTGCTCGTCATGACCGAAGAGGAAGGCGATGATCTTCTGCCCTGCGGATGCGCGTGAGAGTGAGCGCTTGAATGCGCCAGGAGCGATGCGCTCCTCGAATGGAAGACCCTGCGAAGGGCTGTTCCATACGCTGGCATATCCGGTCACGGTGCGCTGACCGTTAGCGTCAGCCTCTCCGAGTCGGAACTCGCCAATCGGCAGTGAGCGAACTTCTTTCTCTTTCACGTCAACAATCTCCCTATCTTCAGATGCGATGAGACGATCTGCCCATGAGAGTACGCGATCAGTTGCTTCTGGATCAGTTGTTTCCACACCCCACAGGAAGCCTGCGACGGCACCTGGTCCAGGGAAGTCTTCGTTGTTTGCATCGCTGTTTTGTGGCACGCCTTCCCAATCGCCACGATGACGGCGAATCCATGCGGCCATGCGTACCAACTTCTCGGTCTCAACGCGACCGGCTGCGAGTTCTCGCGCCTCTGTGATTGTCTCTGGCTGCAAGCCATCGCCTGCAAGACCGTCCTCTACGAATGCCAATCCGCGAGCTGCGGCATTGCGCACATAGTCAGGAACGTCATAGACGGCGCGCTCCTCTTCGGCGAGATACTCGTCAGGCGTGTAGGCATCAAGACCGAGACCGCGAGCCATCTCTCGAACGGCTGCGTCATTGTCAATGGCGTACTCCAACTCGTCGCCGTACTGCTCCTTTAGGAGACCGTACTTGTACTCCTTGAATGCCAAGCCGGTTGCGAAGGCGCTGCCCTCAAAGTCATTGAGGTGAACCTCTTCAACGCCAGCGACCTTGTTCTCTTGCAGCCATGCGCGCGTCTCTTGGAGTCGATCAATCTTGCGAGCAGAGACGATGATGATCTGCTTATCGCCAGACATAACCTCTTCGTTCAGCGCATCGATTAGCGGCTGGTTTGGCTGCTCGTTCTCAAGGATGAGTGTGCCGTCCAGATCTACGATGACGTAGCTCACGCGTTTGGCTCCTTGCCTACGGTGCCGATATTGAGCGGCTTCCAGAACTCATTGCCACCGGCAGGCAGCGGCGCTCGGTCTTCCAGTGCGCGGACTTCGTCAAGACTCAGGAAGCCGTTGTTCAGTGCCACGCTGTAGGCGTCGTAGCGCTCTTTGGTCGTAGGTCGAAGCAGGCCGTCTAGGTTGAACTTGACGAACGTCGTGTTGCCAACGATCAGGCGCTGAAGCCCTGCCTCAATGCGAGCGATGAGCGGCCCAAGTCCAAGACGCAGCCACTCAATGCTGATTACCTCAACGCTGCTGTATGAGGTGTTGCCACCTGGATACTGCATGAGGTGAAGCGGCACGCCATAGATGCGAGCGATGGACTCAACGCCCCAATGCATCGTCTCAACGAGCTGCAAGTCGGAGATCTTCGCGCTCATCTGCTGGAAGTCTGCACCACCGGTAAGGACGGCAACCTTGTGCATCTTCTCTACGCCTTCGTGGCGTCGGCTGAATGATGCGCGGAGTGAGTCTGCAACGTCCTGCGTCAACTCGCCTGGCACCTTGATGACAGCGCTTGGAGCAGCGCCGTTCTCGTAGAACTTCGCGCTAAACAACTGCGTCGCAGATGCGAGACCAAGCGTCGTGCGGTGATGCTCAACAGGCGACATACCGCGCTGATGACCAGCGGTAGCGAAGAGCGGAATATGCACCATCTTGTCTGGACCAACGGTGAATGCACCAGCGTCAGTCGTGACGGTATAGAGCGGCACGCCCTTCTCGTCCACCTTGATATCCACTTTCTGCGGATCAAGGACGCGCGTCTCAACGACGTCGCCAAGTCGGTCGGTGAGGAACAGGACGAACGCGTTACCGTCTAGGAGCAGTGAGGATGTCAATGCATGACGGAACTGGAAGCCTGTGTAGTTTGGGTTTGCAGGGATAGGCTGGTCAACCCATGATGGTCGTGTGACTGGACGTCGAACGCCACGGTCGCGAATATATGCGCCAACTGGCAGGCTAGCAACAGTGTCAGCGTACAGCTTGACGGCCGCATACACAGCGCCAATCGATGTGGCGTTCTGCTGATTGATTGGAACACCGGCGGACGAATCTGCTGGCTTATCGCTGAACCATTGTGCGCCAGAGATGGTGCGCTGCTCAGAGAGCAGGCGGCGAAGGATGCTCACTTACGATCTCCTAGCGTGTAGCCGAGCGCAGCAATGGCTACGCCTGTGGCAATCAATGCGACTGGTACTGAGAATAGCGCCACACCTGCGATGATAAGTACGCCACCCACAATCTCAAGAATATTGCTGATCATAGATTCACCCACTCCACTTTCGCTATCTGTTTTGGTTCAACCTGCAAGAACTTTACACCCTGATACGCCACGACGGCAGAGACGGCCGCGTCAATGCGGTCAGGCGACGCCTTGTACGCCTTGGTCAAGACCTGCCCATAGCGCGTCAGGCGCGTATGCACATTGCTGATATGGCGAGCCAAGAGTGGATTGCCGTCATGCCGCAGCCCTTCGCCAGTCGCTACCGCCGTGAAGAATCGGTCTACGGCTGGACCCATGCGCTCAATCGTTGCGGTGGGGAAGACCGCCACGCGCTTGCCATACCGGCGCGTCCACTCCTCGATCTCGGAAGCCCACCCTGGAGGGTCGCAGAACAGCGTGGCGTTGTAGGTAGTCATGATCTGCTCAACGACGGCGTCCACCTCAGTGCGCGGCACCGTCCAGTCAGGGTCTCGGTTGGTGTCGGATTTCTCCCATGCCTTGATGAGGAAGACATAGCCGTCCATCGTGCTGCCAGTCAGCACCGTAGCGTCGCGTGCATACGAGCCGTCAAAGCCCACGCTGATCTGCTCGCCTGGCACGAGTACGCGGTCAGGATCTTTGAGTCGCGCCCATGCCTCTGCGCCAATCCAGCGGTCTGGCGGCTGCACGAAGCGGTTCAGGTGATAGCGCTGCCACTCATGCATCGGCACCTCGTTGGCGCGTGCGAGCAGTCGATCAATGTCTACGAATGCCGGAGCGCTCGGATTCGCCTGTTCAAGCGCAGCCCTGCGGCCAGCGTCAGTCTCTAGGTCGTGGCTATCAGCAGCAGCCCACCACTCGACTAGGAAGCCAGGGTCGGAGACTTCGCCAGAGGCGATCTTCTTTGCGTAGGTCAGCATCCGGCCGAGCAGCGTGTTCTCGTCGGAGCCTGCGGTCGAGATGTTCAACTCCAGCGCCTCGGCTCGCTTGGCAAGTGAGTTAGAGAGCACGAGATGCACGCGCTCTTTGTTGCCTGTCCACTCGTGCAGCTCGTCCGCAATGAAACAAGTAGGGCGTCCACCGTCATTGGTACCGGCTGCAGCAGCCACGCGGTACATACGCCCTGGACGATCTTTGATCAGGATCTCGGTGTCGTAGACCTCGAAGTGCGCAGCGAGTGGACCCTGCGTGAGCATGATCCGTGCGGTGCCAAAGAGCAGGTCAGCCTGCTCGAATGATGCGGCTGCGATGGGGATATTTGGCGAGCGTGGAGCCTTTGGTCCAGCCAACTCAGCCAAGGCAATAGCAGCGAGCAGCTCGGTCTTGCCGTTGCCCTTTGGTGTGCCAAGTAGCGCGCGCTTGACGATGCGTCGTTCGGTTTTGGCATCGTACTCGTACAGACGCCAGATGTAGGCGCGCTGCCACGGCTCCAGTCGAAACGGTTCGCCGAACTTGTCGCCCTCACCGTGGACTAGGTTCGTCTCAATCCACCGGCAGACCAGCCCACCCCACGACGGTGGAGGTGGACTACTGATCGGCGACGAGTAGAGCGGCCTCTTCGGTGACGCCTTCGGCGTCGCCTTGATCAACGTAGCGTGGGTCTTCCTCGCTGTTGGCTTCGGCGACTGCGGCGTTAGCGATTCTGGCATTCAGTTCCTCCAGGCTTCTCGCGGCTTCACCGTAGACGATGCCGAGTTGCAGCCCTGCCTTAGGGTGCAAACCGAACCGATCCTCTAGCTGACGGATCTCTGCATCTACGGCCGTGCGTTGACGATACATCGGATTCAAGATCTTCTGCCCTTGTGAGCCAGTGGTCATCGGCTCCTCGCGCAGATAGATGTCCATTCGCTCGCGCTCCTCGTACATCGAGAAGAGCCGCTCAAGCGCAGGGTACTGCGCAGGCTGAACGACCTGAGCGAAGGGCGATGACCAGAACACTTCCCAAGATTTGACCCAACGCTCGGTCAGATGTGCCGGTGGCGTAGGCACTGAGCGTGGATCTACGGCGATTTGCGGCAGCACGCCAAGGTCTTTGGTCGCTCGGTTCTGCCGTTTCTCAGCTGGTTTCTTGGCGCTCATAAATAAATCTCCAGACCCTACGCAGGCTCCACACCGTACACGAGATTGACGAACTCGTCGCTGGATACCGTAGCACGCTCAACGTTTAGAATTCTGACCGCCCCTCCCCTTGAGGTCACGGTCGCGCTTCGCCCACCCCTTGCCCTTGTAGACCACGGCGCTTGGCGTGAGCTGCAAGATCATCCATGGTCCGCACTCGCAGCGCGGAGTGACTGGCTCAAAGCCAGACTGCAAGCGCTCTTCAATCCGTCCGCAGGTCGGACACTTGAAGCTATAGAGCGGCATGAGGAGTCCAGTCTGCGCCAGCCCAATACGGCTTGCCTGCCTTGCGCTCTTCAGTGCGGCGGCAGTAACTGCACTCGCCGCAGGTTGGAGCGTCAGGCACGATGGCGCGTTGACAGAGTCTGCACCACAGCACACGGCTGCACGGTCTGCGCTTCCCTAGTCCACGGATGTCGCCAGGCTTGCAGAGATGCTCGATCACTTCTTGGCTCGGCGCGCGGCGCGGTTCATAAGCTGTGGCTCTGGCTGCTGGATGCCGAGCCGGATCTTGCCTGACTGGACCGACTGGAAGAGCGGCTCCCACTTCTCCTTGTAAACCGTGTCAGCGTCGTACTCGTTCATCGTTGCGGCTAGGCGTGCGCGGTCAACCGTGCCAGCCTGCGTGTTCCTGTAGTTCTCGCAGAGCGCTTGGTAGATCTCGATCACATTAGGAATCATTGCGAACGACTCGTGGAAGTCCTCCCAATGAACCTGACCATTAACGACGTGACCGTAGTCACGCACAAGCTCTGGCTGCGCGGTGTGATTGCTAACGATGACTGGAGTGCCGACGGCCTGAGCCTCAATGACTGGTAGCCCAAAGCCCTCAGATCGAGAGGCTAGGAGCAGCACATCGGCGGAGCGCATTAGTCGAGCAACGGTCTCTGCCGGTACGCCTGCACGCATCTGCACAGAGTTCACCCATCGGATGCGATCCTCTGGAGCGTTGAGCGACTTCAGAAGTGGGATCAAGTTGATGCCGTCCATATGGCCCCATTTGTCGGTGTGCAGGTACAGGTAGGCATCTTCGTGACCAATCGCAAAGATGGTCCAGGCGTGGAGCATCTCAGGGAACGACTTGCGCTTTCCCTTGTTCATTGCGGTGATGATCGTGAGGTGCGCGTCTTCTGGCACTCGGAGAGTCTCGCGCATTGGCTCTACGCCGCTGTGCCAGATTGCGCGGTCGATGGCGTGAGGAATGTAGGTCAAGCGGTCTCGTGGTACGCCAGCCTCCAACAGAAGCTGCTCGCCATTCTTGCTCATGGCCACGATGTACTTGTTGCCACCCTTGATGCACCACTCCGCCACGCGGCGTGGCACAGGCGAGTGATCCACCGGCACCCAACAGACGAGCGGCAGGTGATGCCATGCGTCAGCGACGCCAGTCCAGACATCAAAGAGCGTCAAGCCGAAGCCACCATCTCGCGCAGCCAGCGCGATGTTCTCTGGTCCTGAATCGTTGGCGTACTTGAGCAAGCCCTCTGCGTAGATGTTGATGCCGTTCCACTCCATGTTGACTGGAGCGCCGTAGTTAGCAGCCACGCTGAAGTCATGACCTGCTTTGAGTGCGCGTAGTCCGAGCTGCGCGATCTGCGTGCCATAGCCGGTCGGTGCCATGGGCGTGTTAGAGACTGCGACGATCTTTGCCATGTGTCCTCCTACTTGTGCTTAGTCACTTTGCCGTGACAGATCCTGCATAGCGTCCGAAGCATATACGTCGGAACGATAAGAGCGCCACCCTCCGACAGTGGCACGAGATGATCGGCGCTGAGTGGGTTGCTTGGGTTGCCATCCCTCTGGCCGCATAGTTCGCAATAGGGAACCTCCTTGCGCTTCTGGATGCTGAGCCGGCGCCACTCTGGCGTGTGATACGGCGAAGGTCCACGGTTGCGTGCCCACTCGCTCGCCTTGAGTGGTCCGCAGACGTTGCAGCGGTTGCCGTGCGTTGTGAGCACGCCACAGGTCAGGCATGGTCGCTGTGTCCGCTTCACGTCTTAGGGAAGTTTGGCAGGCTGAGATATGGCGCGATGATGCGAGCAAGGTGCTCAACCGTGCGCTCTTCGCCATCTTCAAGCTGCGGCTCAATGACCGCCCACGCCAACTTGCCGAGCGAGTCCTCAAGGTTCTCGGAGATGCGTGCGTAGCGTGAGACCACCAGGTGCATCAACTCGTGCGCCAAGATCAGGCGCTGCTTCTCTGGCTCCTGCTTCCAGAAGTCGAATGCGACGCGCAGGTCAGCGGTCGGAGCCTGAGCGTGCGCTTCAATGTCAGCCCATGCGTCAACGTCGGACGCGGCCTCAACGATCGTGACCTCCCAATGGTCAAGACCCATGACGGCCTGTGCCTCGGTGACCCACGCCTTCATGACGGCGAACTTGTCCTGCTTAGCCATTCGCCCTCCTGTCGTGGTGGAGCAGGAGTGGAGTTGCACCACTCGTACCTCGCTGACCGGCAATAGCCATGATGGTCGTGCGAGCGTCTACGCTGCCCCAAGGTAGGCCCTGCCGATGGGAGGACACCACCGGCAGGGCGAGAGACCGCAGCGCCATAAGGCGCGCGGCCGCACAGGAATCGTAGCGCATCACTTCTTCACCTTGAGTGGAAGATGAGACACAGGACGGAGAGGGCAGGCGGCGTCCCAACAGGTCGGCGTCTTGGTCTCGTCGGCGCCAGCGCAGTAGTTACACATCCGCTCAATCGCGGTGACGTAGAGGCGCATTCGGTCAACTGGCAGCGTGGCTGCTTCGCCTACTTGTGCAGCTCGTACCCACTCGATGTCGATGTCCTCAACGAAGGTGCCGCCGTAGTAGCGCTCGCGCATCCAGTGAACGCTGCGGCCGTAGTTCGGCATCAGGTTGAAGAGCGCGTTGAGTTTGATCCCTAGCGATCCACTCCATGCCGAGCAGGCGAGTTGGAACTCTCGTTGCAACTTAGGCACTTCACCTCGGTGATGGTCACCGCCAGCACGCCTTTGCCGAGCGGCGCGAGACGAGAGAACGCGGCTGGACTTAGGTCGATTGCTCTGCTCTTGCTTGTCCATGGCTTCTTTAGATCCCTCCTGCACCCTCCGGCGCACTCATCTCTTACCCACACCACAACGCAGCGGCTTGGCTGGTCAGCCCTGCACACGCGTACCTGATATGGCTTCGCATAGTACGAGAAACTCGCCACCGCTGCATACCAGACCTGCTCGCCACCTCTGCCGCCTTCTGCGACGGTCAGGTATGGCACGCAAGCATCTACGCGTCCAAAGTTTGTTACGCCCTTCGGACAGTGCGTGCCGTACCAGGTAGCGACGCCATGCGTCGGTACGCCGTGCGGCGTTAGGTCTGGTCCTCCACTGCCAGTTAGCAGCGACAAGGCCAGCAGTGCGGCTATCAGCTTCTCGGCCCTAGCAGGTCGATGAAGTCCTCAAAGTCAAGGATGATCATCGAGCGGCGCTTGGTGCCAGGTCCAGGTGCATCGCCCACAACCAGCGCGGCGATCTGGCTGCTGTTGCCCTTCACGGATCGAAGCCAGCCGTCGTAGCGCTCCGAGTAGGAGCCATTGCCAACCTTGCACTGGATGACGATCCAGTCGGACATGACGTCGGTCTTGCCGCCGTACTGGCCGACACGGACGCCACCAATCTTCTCGGCGACCTCACGCTCAAAGGCGTTGCCCTTGTTGCGTGCGCGCTTGCCGCGCATCGCCTTGTCAGCGTTCTGCTGATCGATATCTAGGTCGCTCATCTTGCTCACTTTCTCACCAGCCGTGCGAGCAATGCCTGCCCACCATCTGAGAGTGTAAACCGCGTGGACTGGATCTCGATATGTCCAGCCTTGAGTAGGTCAGCGATGGTTGCGCGGTTGAAGATATGCTCGTTGAGAAAAAACCAACCCTCCGGCGCAACAGCATCGGTGTAGCGGATGCTTAACTTGGCAAACTGGCGACCAATCTTTGGGTCATAGCACCACGCATCTGCGCCATCCTGAACGCACCGAATCCCTTCGTCTAGCTCAGGTGTGAGGATCTCGATCTGGCTCATTTAACGCACGCCTTGTGCCGCCACTCAAAGCGACGACCCTTCTCGTGAATCACTAGCACGCGCTGACCAGGGAAGACGATCCGCTTCGGATCAGTGTAGTCAATGAGCTTGCCGCACTCGGTGCAGTTAGTGACAGTCCATACCGGCGGCTTGGCCGCACCAGCGCGTTTGGTCTTTACGCCTGCCATTGCAACGCCCTCCAGATCCAGACCACTGTCGCTGCCGTAGTGAGCAGATAGATCATCGACGGTGCGATGCCCTGCCGACGCTTGATGCTAATCGGCAACGACGCGAAAACGATCAACGCGAGCGCGCTGTTCAGCACGACGAGCGTCACGCCAATCCAGTTAAAGCCGCTCATAGGTCACACAGCCCTGACAGCAGCGCCATCCGATCGGTCGCTAGTTCTACAACCTGCTCAATGGTCTCGCCTTGAAAGGTGAGTTCCGAGCCTGCCGTGTCGATCAGGACAATCGTCCAGATGGCCGGATCGCCAACGCGTACTAGGCCGTCGTAGTGATAGCCGAGCTGCGCAGCGCGCGTCTCAAGTTCCGTCAATGCAACGTTGCTCACGATTCCTCCTCGTAGGATGACTGCCATAGACCGTTATTCACCATGTGCTTCCGCAGGATTGCGTAGGACTGATCGGCTGTCAAGTCTGTCGTGTCGATCTGGAGGTCGTACTCCGTCTGGAGATAGCCAAACTCGGTCACATCGCTGACGCCCTGAAGGACGCCACGACGCTGTGTGCGCGCCTCGGCCGTCGCATGGACTCGGACGATGACGATGCCAGGGATGTGATGCCGGAGGTAGTGCGCCTCTAGCGGCAGTCGGACGTCATCCACCACCACAAGCCGATTGGAACTCTTGACCTTGAGGTACTCGGCGTGCCACGCCTTGATCCAGAACGACGCGTCTAGATCTCGGAGCTGCGCGCCAATGTCTTGCAGGATCTCGCGACCTGAGACCTCAATGTCTAGACCCATGCGGCGCTGGCTGTACTTCTTGCTCTTGTCGAAGTCCTCTCCGTAGCCAAGAGCCGCCACTGTGCGGATCGTCTCCGCGATTGGCAGGATCGTGTACGGATGCACGCGACGCTCCTCCAGCATTTGCGCGAGCGTTGACTTACCGGAGCCTTGCGGCCCTACGAATGCGATGT